ATAGGTGGGAGTGCCCGTCGTGCCTCGTCCACGACGAGCGACAACAACCCTGTACCCATCACCAACATGCTGCACCGCCCCATACACATACTGGTAAGTTTCGTCAAACGAAACAGCCTGCCCCCAAGTGACCTGAAGGCCACCAACCGTCGTCGGCCCCAAACCTGAACTTGCCGCCCACACGCCAGGCATCAACGTCACAGGATCGACCGTCACCTCACCTAACGTCGCCGCCTCATAGCCCGTAAAGATATTGCCCGTATAGCCCGCAAAGAACGCATGGACCTTATTGTCCACATCCACCCACGCGCCCGCAGGCCAACGGAACCCGCCAGGAGACGGCGACAAGAACCCAGGCACATACGGCTTCCGTGCCCCATAAATGTTCGTGCCGCCCTGATAGCGGACACCGAACGTCCCCTGCCGCCAGAACAACAAACTGTTGTTCGTAAACGGACAGCCAGACGGTACGGGCCCATCAGGTATCTGCGGCACACGACCCATATAGGTGTCGCCACAGAACATGAGGACAGTCCCATCCCAAGCGACCGTCATCGCAGTACAGTCCGCACCGACCCACTGACGGCCACGCCAAGTGGCCGTATCCAAATCTTCAATAGCGGGCTTCGGCTGGCGGGCCACCGACGGATACAACATCAGCCGATCACCTGCAAACGGTTGATGTCAACCGCCCTTCCCGTAGCATCCACCGTCACCAAACCGACCATCGGAAACAGCATCGTTGAAGCCGACGGCATATATGTTGGCGACCACACACCAGACGTTTCCGTCCCCGCAGTACGATCCCAGATCTTCCAATGGACCGCCGTCCCGCCCGCAACCATCCCCACCTGCATCGAATACCACCGTTGCGGATAGAACGTCACCGTCGTCGCCGACGTAGACACATTCGACCCGTCACGCGACAACAACGTCCAATAAGTGTCCGCAGCACCACCATTCACAGACCTACGCACAAACCCGACGAAATGGCCCGACACCGTATCGGCACTCAAAGCCGTCGCAATCGTCGTAGACGACAAACCAAACCCCAACCGCGAACCAGTCGAAGCGCCCGACTCGTCATACGACACATCAGTAAAGTTGAACGTCGCGGACGCCACAAACCCCGACCCGACCCAATCGGTACCAGCCCCCCGACACACAGGCGCAACCGAAGTAGAAGTCCCAGCCGCCGCCCCCGCCGAAGCCGCACTCGTCCACCTCGTCGCACGCGGAACATTCTGTGCAGCAGCCTGCCCCGCCGCCGTCCCCGTAGACGAATGGGCCGCATAACCCGACTCTTTGTACGCCGCCCCCTGCGCCTGCGCCGAATAGCCCGCCCGACGATCCATAATCGTCAAAGCCAAACTGTCAGGCAGTTGACGGGCCGTACCCGTCAACGTATAAGTATCATCGTGAACACCATCGGCATCCAAATAGCCGACCACATCGCCAATCGTCCACGAACCGCCACCATTCGCAGTCACCTGACGGACCTCCGTCACCGCCGTCCAATCAGACGGCGACAACGGCAAACCGTTATCGTCATAATAAGTGTGGCCCGCCGCAGTCACCGACGAGTTCGCGACCTGCACACCCTTCCCGACAATCATCGAAGAAGTCAACGCCGACACATTCGCAGGCACATACACAGCCGCCAACACAACCTTCGACCCCGACGGGGCAGGCATCTGCGGGTCGGCCGCAGCCGACCCCTCATTCCAAGACAACACCCCATCAGAATCGACCTCAACCAACGACCACTTCGGATTCGCACCATCCGCAATAATCGTGCCAGTATCAGCGCCCGTCACCGAAACCAACGTATTCGCGATCAACACCTGCCCCGACGCAACCGCGACCCTCATCGCCGCAGGAGACTTCGCCGTCACCGCACAGCCCGTATACACGCCCGTGCCGTTCGTCGCGGCTGTCAGGATCGCGAAATCTGCCGCATACACGCGGGCCTGATCGGCATACGATGCACTACCAACATTCGGGATAGTAAACGCACTCATTCCCTACAACCTCTCCTACGGGTACGGGTAGTAGCCCTGCGCCTCTAACGCAGCCTGAATCGACGCAACCAACTGTTCCAAACGGACCAACTTGTCGATCACAGCAACCCGAACCTGCCCATCATCGAACGTCACCTTCGTAGCGTTCTCGTTCTTGATCATGACCCCAACCCGTGCAGCCACGCAATCGTCAAACTATCCAACATCGGATATTCGTACGTGTTCGCCGCCGCAACAGCACCACCCGTCGAACACTGCACCACAATGTTGTTCCCAGCCTCGCAATACACGACCTGAGAGGACGCCAACTTCAACGGCTCGTCGTTCGGGTGGACGCCATACCATCCCTCCTGCGCCGCACCGAACGGCCACGCACGGTTCAGCACATACGGACAGACCCGCAACGCATCCACCGACCGTTGCACCGTCCCACCCGAGTTACGGACCGCAACCCGAAACCGATACAACGCCTTAGAAATCAGTTGGTCAGACGGATCATCAACATTCAGTTCCGTCACAAACCCAACATGATACAAACCAGCGGTCGGAGCGGTAAACACGCCCGACGCAGGAACAAACGCACCATGCGAATCGCGTTCCTCCGACTGAAAGTTCTTCACCACATAATAGTTCTGGTCATTATGGATAAAGTCCGTACCGCAAACCATGTTCGAGTTCTTCGCCAACACGTACGGCCCATCCGTGTATGCCTTCCTCACCGCATGCGCCGCAGCCGACGGATTCCCCGACAGCAACAACGGAGCCGACATCGCATTCGACCCATCGACATGCACCACCTCATCGTTCACGAAATCTCGCAAATCGACAAAGTTCTGCTGCACCTCCGTAGCATCAGCAGGCGTGTTATTCGAAATCGTATAACTCAACGACGCAGAAGACATCTCACCGCACCTTCTTCGGCAAATATCGGAACGCCACAGCGTTCACACCCCAACGAGCCTGCGGCCCCCTGAACAACAACTGGACCGCATACGCGTTCCCCAACGCCGACCCGCGCACAATCGCCTGATCGCCCACCGAACCCGACGACCAACTGAACGCCCCCCACAACGCTCCCGAACCCCACAACGCCCCACCGCTATCCGCAGGATCAACAGCCAACGACAACGAACGGCGAGAAATATTCGCCGCATAATCGTGGAACACATCCACAGCGATAGTCCCCTGCGAATCGGCATCCATCACAAACGACGGACGCCGCCACCGTTTCCGCACAGTCGGCATCCCCGCAGCAAACCAAGCCGTCTTCAAATATGAACGGAACGGCACCAAATCCTGCGCCGTACCGCCCAACACATCCTGCCCGCCCACCTCAGACTGCTGCGCCACAAACGCCGCATAACCCAAATCGTCCGACGCCAACTGGCGATCATCCGACAGGCGGAACACCCCCTGCCCCTCACGGCCCACCAACAGGCAGAACGGACGGTCCCCAGGACCGTCCGACCAACAGATCATCGGCCCCACAGAAATCGGACTATCAGGCGAACCGAACTCGTACGGATACCACGCCCCACCCTTCCCTGCCTGCAAATCAAACACAAACAGACGAGTGTTCACCGTCGCCGAATCCCACGGCACCGCCACAAACAGACGGTTATCCAACCAGCCGACCGTCACACCATCAAGCGACGACCGCGAAATCGACCCGTCCAACAACAAGGACGCCAACTTCTGCCAAATCCAACGCGGACGGCCATCCCCCAACGTAAACATGCCCTGCGTCCCATCGAACCAGAACAAACCCTGAGAAGACGCGACCACAGCCTCCTGCGAAACGCACCCCACCCCATCAGCAATCTTCTGCAACTGGAAAGTGTCAGGATCATAACCAGAAAGCCGCCACACCGAACGGTGCTTGAACACAAACAGCGCCTGCCCGAACGACACCAACGCCGTAATCTCATCCCCATCATCCAGACCGACATCCACCCAATCGTCAGTCCGATAATCCTCAGGCTCACCAGGATGCGACCACCGCAAACGAGACGGAAACGAAGTAGCACCCTCCAACGTCCACCCATGAAACAGATAGTTCGCATGAGCCACAACCAACTTCGCCTTCGGCATATGTCCAGCCGCAGGCGACGCCAACACATCGTTATAAGCCCCATGCGAATCCGTCAGAACAATAACCTGCGACCCATCAAACCTCGTCGCCTGACGTTCCACATTCCGCTGCACATACAAATACGACACGCCCGTAGACGTACGAGCCAACGAAGCCGCACGAGAACGACCCGAAATCGTGCCCGTACCACCAGGCTGCGGCACCGCCACAAACGCGCCCGCACCATCCCCAACCGACAGCCCATCAGCCGTCTGCACCACAACCTGCGGCACACCCGTCCCATAGAACGGCCAAATGTTCTTCACAGACCCGACCGCAAACGGATCTTTCGAGAACAACACAAGCGGGTTCCTCAACTGGAACCCGCCACGCGGCAACAACTGCACATTCAAACAGTCAGGAGTCTCATTCTCCGACAGTTGAAACGCATCATCAACGACGTTCAAACCGCCCGTGAAATCTTTCCGTTCCAACGAACGGACCCGCTGAGGCATCGCCTACTCCCACGGGAAACGTAAACGTCCCGACAACTGCAAACCAGCCCCGCCACCAATCTGCTGCACATCAGGCGTCATCGCCCGCATGTACTGACGGCGAAACACATCCAACTGACGTTCAAACATCTGCTGCTTCTGCACAGACATCTGCAAATCGTCCTGCTGCTCAAACGCCCGAGCCAACATCCACTCCGCAACCAACGGATGGATCTCCTCAGGAAGATCAGGGCTGTCCGTCGCAGCCACCACATCAGCCGCCACCCGATAGCCACGCACCACATACGTCGCAGACGCCGAAGGAGTCGGCCACAACCGCAGAAACGGCCCCTGCCCCTCCGTACGAGACACACTAAACTCGTACGCGACGCCCGTCACATCACCCCACGCATACTTTGCCACCGCCTGAGCATGCGGCAAAT